GTCTCAAGAGCCGGAGGCGTAGCCGCAGCAGTTTCAGCAGTAGGCTCACGACCAGCAGCAAAACCCATAGCCTCAACAAGATTCTTATCATACTGATCCTGAATCATAGCCTGCTGCATCTCTTCCCAACTAGAAGTAATAGGCGACAAGCCAGTAGCAAACGCATTAAGGAACTCGTTCCTAGCAGTACCAGCACGCTGACCAGTCATAGTCTCCACAAGGCCCCTACGTTGCGCCATAAGACCACCACCAATATCGCCACCAAAACCACGCGAACGCATCTCCTGCGCAGCAGCAGCCTCCTCAGCCGCCCCAGCGCGACTAATATCAGCCATAACACCACTACCACCAGACATAATACCACTCGTAAGTCCAGCAATAGCCTCCTCATTAATAGTACCACTCTGAGCATTAAAAATATTAGTCATCGTAGTAGAATCAAAATTAGGAATACTACCATAATACTGGTTAAACAAGGCTTTACTTTGTCGTGCGGCTTGTTCTTTAGCGGCTTCAAAGGCAGCCGCAGCAGTACCAGAATAAGTTGCAATATCTTCTCCAGCCACCCAGTCACCTCCTCATCAAGTCTTTTGAATCCAAATATGATTAGCCGGAAGACTAGGCATAGTTCCAGTAGGCGGAGTATAAATAGCCCAGCCAAAAGGCGCCACAGCACCCGGATAAACAACGATCATAGCATTAAAATGAGTATCAAGATTAGTATCAATGCTAGTAATAACAGCATTAATACTAGTATATCCAGCAGTATCCTCACCACTAATAGTTTTAAAACTATAGTTTGTAGTCACTGCTCCAGTTGCATCAGACACTAGTCACCCCCTCCTCTTAAGAATTAATATTTGGATATGGAAAAACAACATTTAAATAATCAGTATCTTTTGTAATATTAATTATTGAAGGTAAATTCCTTAACTCTTGCCTCCAATTCGCCCATGACTCTCTCTCACTTAAAGATAAATGATTAGTCTCTAATTGTGTCCAATCAGTAATTAACAATAAAGAATTCCTAGTTCCAATAAAGTTATCGTGAAAAAACGTAGGATAAACATTACCATAAGGATCATTAAGAGCCTCTTCATAATTAAAATCACCAGACTCAATACCATTCTTAAAGAAATCTAAATTACGATGATATTGATCTAATGTTTCTTTTGGAGAATAAATAAAACCAGTCATAATTACACCTTAATAATATAGTTAATAATCATAGAAGGCTGAACATTACGATGCGCTGATCCGCCACCAGTAGTAGCAGAAGTAAAACTATGCGTATGTGCGGAGCCATCGCCACTAGTCCCGCCACTAACACTATGCGTATGATTAGCGTTAATATCGCCAGTATTAGAGCCGACTTGTGTCCAAGTAGCGCGAGTATTACCAGCACCACTAGTAGCACCCTGATATGAAGAAACACTATAAGAATGACTATGACCATTACTTACATTACCAGTATTAGCGCTCCAGTTATGCGTATGATTAGCGCTAGCATTACCTGTAGTTCCTGTATGAGTATGAGACGGAATTTCAGAGGTAATAAGCGTATGCGTTTCATTACCGCCAGAAGCGCCTAACGAAGTCCCATCAAAACCACTATTAGCGCTTGTAAGCCTATTTGCAGCAGTGCCACCCATGTCATCCTTACCGATGATAGTTCTACCACGCAAGTCAGGAACCCTAAAGTTTCCTGCACCCGGAGAAGTAACGTCATAAGTGCTGCCAATAACAGTATACAACGCTGCGTATGTAGTTTGAGAAACAGCACTACCATCACAAAGAAGCCAACCGCTAGGCGCTGTAGAGCCAGCATAAGGAATAATACTTCCTGTCGGTGCTCCTTCTCCTGTTGCTCCTTGAGGTCCTTGAGAACCCGTTGCGCCCTGAGGCCCTTGTGACCCTTGAGGACCTGCTGGTCCTTGCGAACCTTGAGCGCCCGTAGCACCAGTAGAGCCTTGGGGCCCAGCCTCCCCTTGAGGACCAGTAACCCCTTGAGGTCCTGTATCTCCTTGCGGACCTTGAGGTCCCTGAGAACCAACCGCGCCTTGCGGTCCCTGCGGGCCTTGGCTACCAGTAGCGCCCGTATCACCCTGAGGCCCAATATCGCCTTGAGGTCCCTGCGCGCCCTGAGGTCCCTGCGCGCCCGTAGCGCCAGTAGATCCTTGAGGTCCAGTAGCACCTTGAGAACCCGCCTCTCCTTGAGGACCCTGCACCCCCTGAGGGCCTTGTGCCCCTTGAGGTCCGGTATCGCCCTGTGGGCCTTGAGGACCCGTATCACCCTGAGGACCCTCATTACCCTGAACGCCAGTAGCCCCCTGTGCTCCTTGAGCGCCGTGCGGTCCTTGCGGGCCAGTATCACCCTGAGGTCCCTGATTTCCTTGAGGACCCTGCGCGCCCTGTGCACCGGTAGTGCCCTGCGCGCCTTGAGAACCTTGTGGACCAACAATCTGACCAACATTATCCCACTGAGCGCCATCCCAAACATACAAATCACCATCAGCCTCAACAATATAAGCATCATTAACCTGATTACCCGTACTAGGAAGATCACCAACAGTAGCAACAGTACCCTTAAAATTAATACTAGTTCCTTCAGGACCTTGGGCACCCTGTGCTCCTTGAGGCCCTTGCGGACCAGTATCTCCTTGTGCTCCTTGAGCGCCTACATCGCCTTGAGGGCCTTGTGCGCCAGTATCACCTTGCGGACCTTGAGGACCTTGTGGTCCTGTAGCGCCCTGATGACCCTGAGGGCCTTGAGTACCTTGAGGTCCCTGAGGACCAGTATCGCCTTGAGAGCCTTGAAAACCTTGCGGTCCCTGAGGACCAGTATCGCCTTGAAAACCCTGAGGTCCCTGCACGCCCTGTGCTCCCGTAGCACCCGTAGAACCTTGAGGGCCTGTATCCCCTTGTGCTCCTTGTGCACCAGTAGCGCCTTGCGGGCCCTCATCACCTTGAGGACCAGTTGCTCCTTGACTACCCTGAGCACCCTGAGGGCCAACATCTCCCTGAAAACCCTGAGGACCCTGTGAACCAGTTGCCCCTTGCGCTCCCTGCGCTCCTTGAGGGCCTTGAAAGCCCTGTGCTCCAGTCGCGCCAGTAGAACCCTGCGCGCCCTGAGGTCCCTGAACACCCTCTGGGCCAACAACGCCCTGTGCTCCTTGAGCGCCCTGAAAACCCTGCGGACCCTGCACACCCTGAGGACCCTGAGTGCCCTGAACACCCTGCGGTCCCTGAGGACCCGGAGGAGCAACAAAAGTAACAGGATCAATACCCATTAAACTATACGTAGCCTCAATTTTCTCAGCCAACTGTTGAATACGAAGATAAGTATTAGAAACACTATCCCCCGGAAGAGGATAAGGAAAAAAATACGTAGGAGTAAAACTACTCAAATCAGCCATAAACCCCCTCCTTTCTAAAGAATCTTAATACGACCACCAGCAGTAGTCTCGCCAGTATTAGCCAAACCAATAACCTGACGAACATAAGAATTAACCTCATTACGAATAATATTAGTAAGCCACGATTGAAACGCTTGCTTACCGGCCGCAGTCGTCAAATCAAAATCAGGCATATTCTCCACTAGATCCTCCCCTGCCGCAACGGCTTAAAACCAATACTAAAACCCTGCAACTCCAAACGAGTAGGCCGAGTAACAACACCATTATACGGCTTCTTATAATCATTTAACTGGTAGAGCCTAAAACCTACACTACCCTTACGCCAACTAATACGCTTAGAATACCTATTAAAATCCGACGTAAACAACTCGTCCCAATCATACAAAGCCGCCTCAACATTCCCCCAAGTAGACTTTCTAGGAGAAGTAATCTTAGGAAACACAATACCAAACTCTGTACCCTCGCCCTTACCAAGATAATCCCAATCATAACCCTTCTCAACAAACACTTCCCAATTCTTATGCTTCTTCTTCTTAATATCAACATCATCATTATCATCATCATCGACAATATCCATACGCACAGCACCATCATAAAGCAGCATATTAAGAAGCACTCGTTGGAACCACTTACGAAGAACAGGATCACCAACAGTAAAATGCTTAGTCTGAAGATAAAAATCTGGCCCTCTAACAAGATCAGAATACGGAAGATTAATCTTCTCAACAAGATAAGCATCATCACCATTACTATTCGTATCAAAAACAGGATGAATATCAATAAGCCTAGCACGAAGCGCGTTTGACTCTACACTATTAACACCCAAAATAGTTTTAAGACCATACACCGTTTCGATAGCAGTAACACCACGAAAATCCATATTACTAAGCGTTGTTAATGAGTTAGTCGGCAAATAAACAGCAAAAGTAATACTAGTGTTTTTACGCAAAGGACCATACTTTTGAATATTCGTAGTGCTACCCCATAATCCACCAGCGCTCTTAATAGCGCGAGGAGGATTAGGATACGTAACAGTAACAGCAGTAGAAGCAACATCAGTTGCAGTTTTAGCATATGAAATTGTAGTATTTGTTTTAGCCGTAACAATATACGTACCATTAAAAGTAGCATCCACATTACTAACAATAATCTGATCATTAACATTAATACCATGACCATTGCTAATAGTAAGCGTAGCAACATTACTAGTAAGACTTTTATTTGTAACAACACCACCAGCAGACCAAGTAATAGTAGACCCCGTAGAAGAGGACTCTTCAGGATTATTTAGTATTTTACGATCCCAATAAATAGGCGTGTTATTCTGAGTAAAAAAATCATCATAATCAAAATCAGAATCAAACTCAGTCCAACTAGTAAACCCATACTTATCGTCAGAAGCAGACCAATCAGCCGCATACAAAGGCTCATAACGAATAGGATCAAAAGGCGACTTCCAAGACGTATAATGCATAATAAGATTATTCTTATGCATAAAACCAATTACACGATCCTGCTCAGGATTAAAAACATCAAGACTATCAGTATAATACAAACCAAGATTATCCTTAGTAAGATTACGAACACTAGCCCCATCAAAAAACATAATACCACTCTTACCAGACCAGAACACACCACCGCCATACTCAACAATACTCGACGGGCACAAACATCCCTCAGGCACTAGTTGCTCAACACTAAAATTAGTACGATCATTACCACGAAGAATATACGTACGATCCTCAAGAAACACAAGAAGACCAGCACTAGAAGCGCCCAATCCTCGGAACTTGCTCTTACCCGGAAAAATAATACTATCCGCAGCCTCAAGAGACAAATCTACGGCTTCGTGATCATGCGCAGCACTAAACACAACACGATTAGTATTCTGATCATCATTAGCAAGATTACCATACCACTGATAACCAGCATAAACACTAGTATACAAACCACCAAAATTATTAATAGCGCGCTCGCTCACACGATAACTCTGAGGAAACGACGTACTAGATCCCGGATCCCGCATAACATACTCTTCGCCTTCAACCACAATACCCGTATGCTCATAAAAATCAAAATTAGTATTATCAGTAATAGTATTAACCCTACCAAAATAAGCATTATCACTAGCACGATAAACATTCCAACCAGCAACATTAGCAGAACGCCAATGACCCTCACCACTAGTACCAACCGTACCACTAACAGCATCAGTACCAGTAGTAAGAGTAGACGTAGAAAGAAGACCACGACCATGCACATGCTCATACGGCCTAACACTAACAAACTTCAATGTTAAACTACCATAAGGAGTATCAGTATCAAACTCTCCAGCACTAGGAGTAGCCTTACCAACATTTTGATTAATACTGCTTAACCAAATAAAAGGATGCTTCTCCAAAGTAACAGTATTAGGATCAACATCCTTTACAACACCAATATACCTATAATCAGTAGCAGAAATCTCAACATACACAAACTGACCAATACTAATATCAGCATCATCAGGAATAGAAAAATCATTATCTAACGTACCGTGCGTATGCGTACTACTGCCATGCCCACCACTAAAAAACCCGGGAACATTAGAAAAATCCACACTACAAGAAGACTTAGAAGTACCACTATACCCGCCACGCCAAAAAAACTGGTAATGCGTATCAGAATTAGCAGGATCATCCGCAATACTAACCCACAAACCACCACCAAGCGCAGGCTTAGCACTAACAATACTAAGCGGAGTTACATCAAACGGAAGCGTCTCTTCGCCAAGAAACGTAAACGTATTATCAAAAACACGCAGAATAGTACGCCGATCAGCGCCAGTCTCCTCATAAGAATCAACAAGCATACCAATACGCTCAGCACCAGTAGGATCATACGTAGACAACACAGCAAGAATACGCTCATCCTCAACACCAGTACGAGTAAAATCCGTAACCTCTTTAAGACCCGTAACAGGATTAGTCTTATACAAATCAAACTTATCAAACGGGCCGCGCCTACGCATAAGCCCTGCACGATCAAACAAAACATCCTGCGACCAGCGAACAAACGACTCAGGAATAAGCGTACCCGGAGCAGCCTGATTCATACCCTCAACAGCACCAATCTGATTAACAAACGTCAAAGCCAAGCCGGATCACCCCCTAATCCTAATAATTCCAATCATACGCATCCGAAATAATATGCACACGCTCAGTACGATCATACTGCTGCACCCACAAATCATTCCGCATCTGCTGATAACGAGACTCAAACAAATTCTGAAACGCCGCAACCTGCGGATCATCATTAACAAGAAACGCCTTCACAAGAGCACCATACAACACAATACTATGATGACGAGAAGGAATAAACCACGCACCAGTACCAGTAGTCTCAGTCGCCGAAACAGGCGTACGAGTATAAAACAAACGATACGTAGTGCTACCCTTAACAGAAGGATAAACAAACAACTCCTCACCAACAAAATAATAATGCTCAGGATACGTATCCAAATCATTAATACGATAATTCTTCTCAATAACATCGCCACGCTCAGGCGTCATAACAACATCATTAGTCGTATCAATAAAACTAAGCACAGTATTCACATTAGTCGGACTACCAGAAAAACTCTGATTAGTAATTTGCGTAGTACCACTAGGCGCAGTAAACGTACTCACAACCTCCAAAAAAGGCCAAGGCTCGCGCGTAACAACATCAAAATAAGCCTCATTAAGAAGCGTCAACTTCTGCTCATCCTCAAAATCCTCAAAACCATACAAATCCATCTGATCATACAACTCATCCAGCGTCACTCGCGTCACCCCCCTTCGGAACATCACTAGTAATAAACTCTTTAACAACCGGCGACTTACCGTGCTGACGAAGAAAAAACTCCACAACCTCCGCCGACTCCTCAACCGCCTGATCACCATTATACGCTAAATCACTACGATACTTAGCCTGAGAATCAACAATCTCATTCCAAATACGTTCTTTATGCTTAACAAGATGACCCTCCTGAATCCTACTCAAAGCCTCAGAAGGATCAGGAATACGATCACCAAAACCAAAAACAGGAAAAGGATCCTCAGGTCGCGGCATACGCACAAACACACACCAATCACCAGTATCCTCATTACGAGCAAACATAAGACGCTCATCATACTCGCGCACAGCACGATCAACACGATAAGCATCATAATTAACACTATTAGGCAACCATAACTTCATCAACAATCCCACTTTCTAAGAGCCTTATTAATACGACTATTAGGATCATTAGCAGTCTTAGCAGACGTAAGCCGCTTCTTCATACCACTCATACGCGCACAAAACGAACGACGACGAGCAGCAGCCTTAGGAGAGCGCTTAGCCTGCTTAGCAGAAACCGGAGGCTTAAGCGTACCCTTCTTATACGACGCACGACCCTTCGCATTCAAACCACCCTCAGGATTCTGACCCTCCTTACGAGTCCAAGCCTCCGACATAACTCACCCCCTACGACGAAAATAAAACCTACGCAACTTATACTTCCAATGAGAAAAACCACTCATTACTTACCGCCCTTCGTCTTATTATACGCACTCCAAGCAGTAGCATAAATACGCGACTTAGGCCAAGAAGGATTCTCACGCTTCAAAGCCATAACAATATCCTCAACCTTTTTAGGGCGCGGAGCCATTATGACTTCTTCCTACGACCAGCCGCAGCGCGACGCTGAAACTCCGCTTTACCCAACTTCCTACGCCCAATCCAAGCCGCAAGCGCCTTAGGATCACGCGCACCCTTACCCTTTTTCTTATCTTTAGCGGCTAGGCTCTTGACGAGCCTATCGTACTTACTCATCTCTTTAGCCATAATAGCCTCCTCAACTAAGAATAGGGAGGGGCCGAAGCCCCTCCCTAAACTAATTAGATACCAGCGTCAGGGTTACCGTCAACCTCAATACCATGAATAACGCAGTGATTGCTGCGCTTCGTAGCACCAAGATTCATGTACCGCGTCATGATAGCCTCAAAAGCATCATAACCCGACACCTGACGGAGCGTCTGACCATCCGCATCAAGGAAATGCCAGTCCTGATCCGAGAACACCTTAAGAGTGGACTCGTCAAGAATGTACATATTCCCGTACGGAGCATCAATATCCGAAATAATCGGCATCCCGCCGTACGACAGCGTGCGGAAACCAGCAGCGTAATTCAACGAAGCCGGATCCACATACTGAACCTCCTGCGACAGCAGGCCGTAGAACTCGCGCTGCACACCAAGCGTAGTAACCATCACAGTCGGCATACCACCCTCAAGACGAACAAGGTTAAGCGCCTTCTGGATCATGTCCAGCGTAAGCGTACCCGTATTCTCGGTCTGAGCATTGACGCGCTTGTTATCCCACCACGTCTTCGTAGCCGGATCAATCTCGCCGAACGCCTCCTGCCCGACCGAAACGATGCGACGAAGACCGTCAACCTCGTTCGACCGCGAACCAGTCTGCAACACACCATTATCAACGCCAGAACCCGCGCGGAACACGCGATGCGACGAAGTAGTCGAAAAAGCCGTACCACTCACCGTAATGGTAGCATTATCATAATCCACGGCAGTAATCTCACGCGCCGTAGCACCACTCTGCGAATCAACATCAGCAGTCGTGCCAATATCAACCAGCATACCAACATACAACTGACCCTTTCGGATAGCCTCCTTACCAGTGGCCGTATCCAACTGAACCGTCGTAGACGAAGACGTAGTACCACAATCAGCAATAATACCCTCGCCCTTCGCGTACACCTGACGCGCAAGATCCTTCTGAAGATCGTTGCGAATGCCGTCCAACTCAGACTTAAGCGCCTGAAGGAACGCACCAGCCTCGTTCTTCGTCTTAGCCATCGACGGACCCGTCACCTGCACGCGACCGTACAGGTACTTCAGATCGTAAACAGCCTTATCGTAATCCTGATTGCCAGCCGACGGCAGCGGCGCAGCCTCAGCACGAGCACCAATGCCGCCAGAACGCGACACATGCAGCGGAACATACGCCCGCTTACCAACCAGATCCTCCGACCGCGTATTAAGACGCGCAAGAAGAAGAATCTCATTATTCAACTGCTCCGCAACAGGCCCAAGGTAATACTCCTTGAGAATGTTAGAGAGCGTAGTAAGATTAGTCCCATTAGTAAGACTCATACCTATAACACCTCCAAATTAGGAAATGTTACGAACAGCCTCCATAGCAGCCTTATGCGCATCATCCAAAGAATTAAACGCGCGACCCGGAACACTAGACGGAGCACTAGGCGCAGGAGTAGCACCATGAGGCACATTCTTAGCAGCCAAGTATCCCTGCAACATACGCTGCTGAATACCCGCATACAACTCCTGAGCAACCATAAGATCACCATCCGTCGAATAAGCAAGACTATAAATAGCCTCCACATCATCATCAGAATAATGCGGATTACTCGTACGAATAGTATTCTCCATAGCCTCCAACTCTGCCATAGTCTCCTGCTGAACCTGCATCTGCATCATCTCCTCACGGAAAACACGCATCTGCTCTAACTCAGCCGCCAACTGCGGCGGAAGCCCCTCGTAACTATTATTATTATCTGGAGTCTCGTTGAAAACCGGCTGGCTACCATCGGTTGTTCCCACATTCTGCTGAATCTGAGCCGCAACCTGCTTAGCAAACTCCGGATCAGTATTCAACGCCTGTAAGAAGCCGACTGCTTGTAACGCAGTATCAGCATCAACTCCCGCTTCGGAAAACGACTCGTACTGACGCCGCAATTCCGCAATCTCCTGAGTCTTCCGCGTATAATCACCCTGCATCGAACGATACACAGCCTGCATATCCTCAGGAAGCGTACTAGGATCAAAACCAGTAAAGGATTCAGACTCAACCTGATTGTCCTCTACAACACTCTCAACCCCAGTACTAGCCTCAGCCGCCGGAACATCATCCGGCAACTCGGACGACAACGCCTCAAGAGCGCCATCCATATCAATACCATCACTCATGGTATCCTCCCATAATCAAACGACTCCGGCTTATTCCGGTTGG